GCACCGGGTCGAGCACGTAGAGCGCGGTGACGACGTTGCGCTCGTCGCGGTCTTTCAGCACGTAGGTGTTGCCGTAGAGCAGCTTCGAGATCGTCCACTGCTCGAGGAACTGGCCGATCGTTTGGTAGCGGTTCGGTTTGCGCAGCACGGGCGAGAACGCCGCCGAGGTCGTCTCGTTCCAGATACCGTCGTTGTCGAGTGCCACGAGCCGCAGCGGCGTCTTGCGGATGTCGCCGGCAATCAGCGAGACGCAGCGAAACACCGTTGGGTTCGAGAGCGCGGTGTCGACGCGGATCTCCTCGTTGGCCTGCCACGCGCCCATGTAGGGTTCGCGGACGGTGACCGGCCACCAGGCGGAACTGCCGACCGGCCGCGCCGATGACAGGACGGACGCGAGCTGCGACCGGAGCGCGGACAGGACACCCATCGCGTCAGCCGGCGGCGGGTCCGGCCGCCCAGGCGGTGCCGGTCCACGAGGCGTGGCTGGTATCGCCCAGCACGACCGATTGGCCGGTCGTCCACGCGGTCGCGGGCGTCGCGACGATGGCGGCCATCGCGGCGAGATCCGCCGGCGGCGCACACCCAGCGGGCGTGAAGGTCCCGGGCGTCCCGGCGGTCGCACCGGTCGCGGGTTCGGGCAGCGGGGCCTCGGTCCAGCCGGCAATCGAGACGAACCCGATCGCGCGCAGCGTTTCCGCCAACACGCGGTTGGTTACGGCGTACGCGTCGCCTTCAGCGTGTTCGGCGCCGTTTTCGGTGTGGTAGACGCGGGCGACGACGTCGAGCGAGTCTCCGGCCATGTGCGATCCTTGTCTGCGGGCACCGCGAACCCGGCGGTCACGAGCGTCTCGACGTACTCGTCGTCGACGCGAATCGTGTCGCCGGGCTGCGCATAACGACCGTCCCAGTACCCGACGCGCTGGACGGTCATCCGTACCGCCACGGGTTAGGCCGTGTAGGTCGCGACGGTGTACTGCACGACGCCGGTGCGCGCCTTCTTCCAGTTAATGAACCGTTCGGCGCGGAGGCCGACGAGGTTGTTCTGCCACAGCGACGTCATCAGCGTCGTCGCGACCGGCGGGTTGTCCAGGACCGTGTCCATCTGCAGCGAGGCCTCGCGCGACACGTCGATCGTCACGCCGCCATCGTCGGCATACAGGATCTGGTTGGGTTGAATGAGCGCGACGGTCGTCCCGGCCGCCTGCGACGTGATCGCGCGGTAGCCCATGATGGTCCCGCCCTCCTGGCTCATGCCGGGGAACAGCGGCTGGCCGAGCGGGTTCAGTGCGTTCGTGAACGCGAGCGCGTTTGTCTCGGAGAGCACGAGCACGGCGCCGGCGGTCGAGATGTTCGCGACCGTCATGGCGTTCGCCATCGCGGCGACGTCGGTGCGCGCATTCGCCGGGGACGTGCCGGCGGTCGTGATCGGCGTCACGCCGTTGGTCACCGAACCGGGCGCGACGCCGGCGACCGCGGCGACGGCCGGGTCGATGAACTGCTGATCGAGGTACTGCGCGATGCCCGCGATCATGTCGCGGCGGATCACCTCTTCGGCGTCCGGCGACGAGTTGCGCGCGAGTTCCTCGGTGATCACGATGATGCCCGCGCACTTGGTAATGCCCAAAGTGACGGTCGCGAACGCGAGCTTGCCCACGGGTTTCGGCGCACCCTGGCCGACCCACTGATACGTCCCGCCGCCGGTCTGCGCCGCCACGGAGACGTTGAACGGGACTTTCATGAACCCGGGCACCTTGCCGAGGATCGTCGCCGGCCGCAGAAACGCGATGAACTCGTCGGTCAGCGGCTTGATGGGCGCGAGCGGGCCGGCCCAGGTCGCGTCGGTGGTCGTGCCCGCGGCGACGGCCGCCTTGAGCACCAGTTCGACTTCCGGCGTCGAGTCGTGCCAGCGTTTCGCGTACTCGACCGCCTGCAGCGTCGACCCCTTCCCGACCGCCAACGCCTGGCAGTACCGGACGAAGCCGGTGCCCGGGGCGACGTTCGCCTTGACCGAGATCTGCGGCAGCGTCGTCGTGCGGGCGGGCGTGACCACGACCGGCGTCGCGGAGTGGATCTGCAGCTTCTCGAGGTCGCGCCAGCGGCACAAGTCCGCGTCGATGCTCTTGACCTGCAGTTCGAGCGTGTCGTACTCGGTCGCGCGCTCGGTGTCGAGCGTCGTCTCGTCGTCGGCGGCGGTCGCCATGATGTCGGTCAGGCGTGCGGCCAGCGCGGCCCGCTTGTTCTCGAGCGCGGTGATGTGTTCGGCCGTCGTCTGTTTCGCCATCGGTTTCTCCTTGCGCGGCGGACTCGCCAGCGACTTGACGGTCAAGATGGATGCGTCGCGATTCGCCGGCACGGTCACCAGCGACAGTTCGCAGATCTCGCTCTTGCAGATTTTGAGAATGCCGCCCTTGAGATATTCCAGGCCGTCGGCGAGCGGATGAAAGCCGATCGACACGGCTTTCAGCAGGCCGGAGCGGATCTGCTGTTTCGCCTTGGTGATGTACGGTTCGTCGAGATCGGCGAGCGTCGCCTCGAAGTGCAGCGCCTGGCCCTGCTTGGTCAGCACCGCGGTGCCGATCGGCCGCTCCTGGTCGTGATGCAACAGCAGCGGGATCTGGCTGGCGAACGTCGCACCGTCGACGTCGAAGATGCTGTTTTGCCGGTCGACGGTCGGGGTCGCCGCGATGCCGGTCAAGGTGCGGCAGGCGGCATCCGCCTTGACCTCGAGGGTCGCGGTCGCGTGGTGCAGATCGGCCATTGGCCGTCAACCGTACGGGTGAATGGCCGGGCTGTCGATTTAAAAATGAATAATTCGGTTATTCCGTGCGGCGTGCTAACAACCGACGCAGCCAGTCCGACAGCGTCAGCCGCTGCGCCCGCGCCTCGACGCGCAGTTCCTCGAGGCGTTTCGACGAGAGCGACACCTGCACGGGCACGGATCGTTCGTGGCCATCGACCGGCGGTCGGCCGACGCGGCGTTTCGGATGCTCCATCCCGGCCTCCTCAGCCCATGACCGCCATCGTGTACTCCGGGGCCCGCGTGCGCGCGTTGCGGTCCATCAGGTCGACCGCCATGATCAACGCGACGACGCCGTCGATGCGTTCGGTCGACGCGACTTTCGACGGCTTCAAGTTGCCCTGCGGATCGCTTTCGACCGAGACGTTGCTGATATTCCAGCGCAGCACCGGCTGGCCGTCCTGGCGGAGCTGCCGCGCGAGGATCGCTTTCTCGAGCGACTTCGTCGGCGCCGACAGCGACGCGAACCCTTGCCGCATCGGCACGCACGGAATCCCGTCCTGCTTGTCGAGCCGCGACACCAGGTCGGTCGCGTTCCACGGGTCGTAGCCGATCAGCCGCACGTCGAATTCGGTGTGCCACGCCAGCAGCGCCTGGCGCACGGCGTCGTAATCGACCACCGGCCCCGGCGTCGCCGTCAGCCATCCGTTCTTCGCCCACTGGTCGTAGGGCACGCGGTCGCGCAGCGATCGATCGCGGATGCGCTCCCGCGGGACGAAGAACTGCGCCAGGACGTCGAATCCCTCGTCATCGGGAAACACGGCGACGAGCGCGGTCAAGTCCGCCGTCGACGACAAGTCCATCCCGACGTAACAGCGCCGCCCGCCGAACGCCTCGCGTGGCCGCGGCGCCTTGCACGCGTCCCACGCGGTCAGCGCAATCCAGCGCGCCGCTTGCTCGGTCCACTGGTTGAGGTAGAGCCGGCGAAAGTTATTTTCCTGCGCCGGAATCTCCCGCGCCCGCGTGCACGCAATCCGCATCTCCTCGAGGCTGCGAAAGTCGCCGAGTGCGGGGTTCGCTTTTTTCCAGACGCGTTCCTTCGTCCAATCCGCGTCGGCCGGCGCCTCGTAGAGCACCGGCAGGAACGACGGATCGAGATCCGGCTGTTCGGCGACCTTTTGCGCGTGCGCGTACAACTCCCACAGAATCGAATGCTTGTCGTACCCGGCGGTCGAAATCGCGAACAGCAGCGGTTGCTTGCGTGCACCCATCGACGTCGACAGCACGTCGTACAGTTCCCGGCTCGGCGCCGCGTGCAGCTCGTCGTAAATCACCATCGACGCGTTAAACCCGTGCTTGCTGTACGCCTCCGCCGAAATCGCCCGGTAGAAGCTCCCGCTCGCGCGATGCATGATCCGCTTCTGCGACTCGACGATGTAGCACGCGGCGTTCAACGCCGGGTTGTTCCGCACCATCTGCGCCGCCACGCCGAACACCAGCCCGGCCTGGTCGCGATCGGCCGCCGCCGAGTAGACCTCCGCGCCCGTCTCCCCATCCGCCAGCAGCCCGTAGAGCGCGATCGCCGCCGCCAGCTCGGTCTTGCCGTTCTTGCGCGGGAGCATCAACAGGCACGTCCGGTACTGCCGCAGCCCGTCCTTCCGCCGCTTGAACAGTTGCTTGACGATGCGCGTCTGCCAGGGCCGCAGGTTGAACGTCTGGCCGGCGAACGTGCCTTTGGTATGGGTCAGGCCGTTGATAAACGCGATCGCGTCTTGGGCGGGCGCTGGCGGCCCCGTGGGCACGTCGTGGGGCGAGGGTGACGTCTGGCTCCGCCGGCCGCGTCGGTCGGGTTTCCAGCGGGTATCCAGCGGGTCAGGCATGGGTCAGACCGTCAACAAAATGACAAAAACCTGCGCGGAGGCCGGAACGGGTTCGGAGGGGGGTGCGTGTCGAACATTCACCCTCCCCCCGGTGTAACTCAGCGATTATCAACGAGTTGCGGTTACGTTGTTCTACGTCATGCGTTACGGTGTTGTGCGTAATGGCCATGCGACTCACTCGCCGCGCGTGGTTTTGCGCGTGTGACACGGCGTGCACAGGGCTTGGAGGTTCTCACGATTCCAGAAGCGATGCGGATCGCCGGCGTGCTTGACGATGTGGTCGACCTCGAGGTCGCGGTGCACCTCACCGCACGCGGCGCACTCGTACGCCTGGTCGACCAGGACACGCAGACGCAACCGTACCCAGCGGGTAGTGCGGTACCAGCGGCGCACGGCGTAGTCGGTGCGGGTATGTTCGTGCTGCACCGCATGGGTGCGGCAGCGGCCTCGAGGCACGAGCACCGAGCAGCCTGGCTGGGTGCAGTACTGCAGCGGACGGTTCACGGCGTACTCCAGATCGTGAGCAGGCAGGCCGGAACAATCACCATCACGAGCGCGCAGGCGAACAGGAACAGACGCAGCGTCATGGTTCCACGCAGAAGACGGGAATCAGGCATTCGTGACAGAGCCGGCCTTGCCCGTTGGCGTCGTCGAGAATTTCGAGCGCGTCGACGTGCGGATAGCGGCCGGCTTCGTCGAGATGGCGCGTGTAGCCTCGCCGATCCGCACGCCACCAGGCGCCGTGTTCGATGGACCAGATCAGATACACCGTGTCGGGCATCATCGGCGGTTCTCGGCGCGAAGCTGCCGGCGTTTCCATTCGAGCATCTTGTAACAGCGACAGGCGAGGGTTTCGCTGACGACGCCGCGCGAGAGCAGCTCGACCTGTTCATCGTTGAGCAGCAGCGAATAGCGGACCTGGCCGGGCGGGGGCAGCAGCGTCTCGTCGCGGATCTCGTCGGGCGTCGTGTCGACGACGGCGTGAGGCGGCCGCGGGGTGTGCGTTTCCAGCGTCACCTTGCCGCCGGTCGTGGCAGTTGCGTCGAACTTTCTCACCGGCTGTTCTCGGCGCTGATGACCCGCGCGACCGCGTCATCGATCAACGCTTGGATCGCGCGCTCAAAGTCCCGGACGACGTTCGGCCCAGCCGTTTTCTCAAGTTGCTCAAGTTCAAATCGGACAAACATTCGGGCCGAGGCAATCGGCATGGGCTCAACTAACCGCGGCTTCTGAGAAAGCCTCATCGGCTATTCTCGGCGCCGATCAGGGCGAGGGCTTCGGCGATGCTGTAGACGGTGACGACGGGCCAGCCCAGCAAGGCCGCCTGGCGTTGCGCCGCGGTGAGCTTCTTCGTCGGCTGTTTCACTTCGACGAGGAGCACTTTGCCGCGGTAGGCGATCAGCAAGTCGGGCATACCGGGCAGGCTGAGCGGTTGCACCAATGCTCCACATTTGCGGAGGCAGCGCACGATCGGCGCTTCGTTGCCGTCGCGTTTTGCCGAGTAGCGCTTAAGGCTCACGAGTGGGCCTTCTCTTTCCGGCCTTCCTCGAGAATCCGTGAAGTGCAGGCTTTCCATGTCGCACAGGTGGGCGCATGCGGACAGACGGTGTTTCGACGTTTGCCTACCAGCGCCGCGTGTTTCCCCTTCCCTGCACCCTTCCCCTTCGGTACTAACCTGCTAGTACCAAGAGACGGAGACGGAGACGGAGACGGAGACCCGCCCGCGTTACCGCCTCCGTTACCAGCCGCGTTACCATGCTTTTCGCGATATTGCCGTTGTTTTTCGGCTCTTCGTGCCGACTCAGCTAGTACGGAATCGAGGGTGGAATTGTGCCAAAAACCATCCGATTCCAGGACGAATCGACGCATCACCACCGACTTCACACGCTGCCAGCGCAACGCATCGCCACACGCCTTCGCGAGAATGCGCTGGTCGTTCGGCAGCGCACCGCCGCGCAGCGCGGCCTCGTCGAGCAGGTTGCGATAGGCGCCTTGCTGTTCAAGCGTCATGTTCATGAACGCGCTGGACTTGCGCCAGCGGTCGATCCACCACCAGAGCGCCGAGAGAGCCACCTACGTCACCTTGAGACATGCGTGAAAGGTCCGTCCACAGAAGGCGCAGCGCACGACGCGATCGGCGCCGATCGCGCTGAACTGATGCGTCTGATATTTCGATTCGGTGCAGGCGTCGAAGGTGCGATCGTCCCACGGCGGAATGTTCGGCCGCTCGTGCGCCAGGCGGTCGGCTTCGTCTTCCGCGAGCTCGCGCCGGCGTTCGGCTGCCGTGGGGTACCGCTTGAAGGTCATGGCGCCACCGCCTGGGATCGCAGATGCTTCTGCCGCGCGGCATACGCCGCGCGAATCACTTTCAGGGTCGTGCCGTTGAGGGTCGCACTCGCCGCTTTGAGGCCGGTCGCGACGGCGGCGAGGTCGTCCATCGTCGCCGCGGTCGCAATCTTCCCCAGCCAGTCGATCACGGGTGAGGCGGCCGGCGTGTCCGGGTGCGGCGCGGCACCCTTCGCCCAGGCCGCGAGCTCGGCGCCGCTCGCTTCGGTGATCGGCTGGTCGAGCGGAAACAGCGCCCGGTGCTGCTGCTGGAGTTTGATCGGCTGCGGCACGCCAGGCCGATCGGGCATCAGCAGAAAGCTGGCGGTGAGCTCGTAGGGCAGGCTCTTCTCGCACACCGGAATCCACCCATGCAGGCCGGTCAGGGACTGCTTCTCGCGGATTTCCATCTTGCCGTTCTCGCCGCGCACCATCTCGATCTTCGGTTCGGCGCGGAAGCAGAGAATGAGATGCGCGCGCACCTGGAGCAGCCGCTGCACCATCTGCTTGTGCGCCATCTTCGGCTTGATCCAGCTCGCCATGCGGCAGGCTTCACGCTTCTTCCAGTCGTCGCCGGCCATGCGATCGAGCTCGGCCTCTTCCCAATCGAGAATGCCGCCTTCGCCGGCCCACTCGTGCGACATCGAGTCGACGACGATTGCCGCGTACTTCGCTTTGTCGGCCGCGGCGATCGCGTCCGCGTAGCGCTCCGGCGTAAACGGCGGCGTCAGGTCGCCGTGATCGAAGCGGAACTGGTCGGCGTAATGCTTGGCGCGGCCGGCCTCGGTGTCGATGACGGCGAAGGGCCGATCGGCGGCGATGCCGCGCGCCAGGCGCATCGCCGTGTACGTCTTGCCGCTGCCGCTGGCGCCGGAGAGGCCGATCAGCAGGCCGACGTTTTCGCGCGTCGCGGGACGAAACATGAAGGCCATCGGCTCACCACCTAATATCGGCAGCCGTCATGGGCGCAGACACTGGAGCCGGAGGCGCTGGAGCAGGCTTACCAGACGGCGCAGGTCGTCGCCGATACAACAGCACATTGAGGCTGACGAGCTTGCCCCGCGTTGGACACGAGCCATCGCGCTCTTCTCGATCGCGAGAGCTCGGATCGTTGAGCATGGAGCGCAGTTCGTCAGTTGGGATGATGATTGAAATGCCGGTTTCGCCGATCACGAAGGCCCACGCCGCCGCCGTACTGACCGAGATACCAGATGGTTGAAAGATTCCTCTCCGGCCTTTATCGCAGTGAGTCTCGACGTAGAAATTGAGATCCAAGTACCGCTTGCGTTTCACCTCAATGCGGCCGTTACCTTCTGCGAGCCAGGTCAAGTAATCAGCGATTTGTAATTCGCCCTGCCCGCCGTAGGTCGCATCAATGTCGAACCGGGGTTCGGCTTTGCCATCCGGCTTCATGAGGCCACCTCCTTGACGGGCTCGTTGCCCCACTGCGCCCAGCCGGGGCGCGGCGTGCGGCAGAACAACTCGACGCGATCCGCATCGGTAAACTCGGGATACATCGTTTCGAGCAGCACGTAGACCTGCGTCGGCTTGGCGCTGTGTAGTCCACGACGCGCGTGCAACACCGAAGCGGGCCGAATGGCGGGGCGCGGCACCGGCAACATCCCGCGCGCCGCGACGAGCAGGAGCTCGTGCTGCTGGCGGAAGTAGTACCCCATCCCGATCTGCTCTTTGTCCCAGACGGCACACGTGCGGTAATCGAAGCGCCACGCCTCGAGCACTCGCATCGCTTCGGCGAGCTTCGGACTGGTCGCCCAGAGGAACAGCACGGCATCATCGGCCGCGGGTACCTGAAGCGCGCAGATCGCATCGAGGTCCATCGTCGGGTACTGGTTCTCGATCGCGCGGTTCTCGGTTTCGACATGCTCGTACCGCCACGGCGGATCGGCGTAGAGCAGCCGATACGATCCCGAGGGAGTCGCCGGCATGGGTCGAGCCGTGCGGAGGCGCTCGCGGTGTTCGTCGCGTTGCGCACGCTCACGGACAGCCGTTGTCGCCGCGAGGCCGGTCAAGACGTCGAGCGGCTTGGTATCTTGGGTACCGCGCTCCGCGCGTTTCGCTGCCAGCTTTTGTTTGTGCTTGGTACCCGGGGTACCAGCCAAATCCTGGCGAACCTGTTTACGGCCGGTGCCGATGGCACCCTTGATCTCACGCTCAGAAAAACCGTCAGCCGCGAGCGTCCGTACGGCTTCCTTTCGCTCGGCGACGGAGTACTTGACGTAGCCGCCGAGTCGATTCTTCACCCACTCATCGACGGTCAGCCTAAGTGCCTTCGGCACGCCGAGCCGTTGCCCAAGCGCGATTTGGCGCCAGCCGCCAGCGACGACCTGCCCGAGTGCCTGCGTATACTCTTCGGCGTCTTCAGCGTTCATCCGCGATCCCTCTTTGGGGTGGAAGTGGGAAACCGCACGAAGAGATAAGCGCACCGTCGCGAACAGAAGCGCCTTTGCTTCAACCGGAGCGTCTGATTGCAGCGTTCGCAGACTCTCATCGCAGCTCCTTCTCCAGCCACTGCGCTTCGAGCCAGGCCGGCAGCGTCGCGTAACAGGTGCGGGTGGGATAGCCCGGCCAGCGATCGGACGCCCGCGCGTCGCGCCACTGCTCGAGCGCATACAGACACTTTTTCTCGGCCAGCATCAGCGCGTCCGGCGCCAGGCTCACGACGGACAGCGCATACGGCGGCGCGCACTCCTGCACCGCAAAGCGGAACGTCCCCTCGAGGCCGGTCACCGCGCGCACGCCGCGCAGATACCAGGCCGCCTGGATGTCGAGGCCGGAGGAGAACAGCGTTTTCGTCCAGAGATCCGGGTTCGCGTTCCCGGTCGTTTTGTAGTCGTCGATGCCCCAGCCGGCGATCGGGCCGCGCGCCGGCCGCAGCCAGTCGAGCCTGGCACGGCACCAGACGGCATCCGGTTCGCGCCAGATCAGCGTGCGCTCCGGTTCGCCGGCGGTGAACATCGCGGCACCACCGTCCTTGTTGTGCGCGTCGAGCTGCGCGCGCGCGGCGCCGACCATCGCCTGGACGTCGGCCCAGCGAGCCGCGAGCAGTGGCGTCAGGCCGGCCGCATACGCCAGGTCGCGCGCCTCCTGCGCGGCCTTGGTGCGGTAGTCCTTGGCATCGATCACGGCGATCGTGGAGACACCTTCGAGCAGGAGCGCATGCGCGGCCCGGCCGATGTCCATGACTTCGGCG